CACGACGTGACCGGGCACGACGACACGATCGCCTACCTCGTGACGCTCGGCGCAGCGCTCGCCACGGACCTCGCGCTGACCAAGGTCAACGTGGCCACGAACACGGTCGTGAATACCACCGTGGTCGCGGCGACGGCAGCCACCACGTCGAAGGTCGCTGTGAAGTCGGCCGTCATGAGCATCGGGACGCGGATCGCGGTCGCGCACGTGGTCGCGGCTGGCACGTGTACGTGCCGCGTGTTTCAAGACACGGGGGTGCCCGGCACGGTGTACAGCCAGACCCTGGCCGGGACGCTCGGCGGCGAGCCGCTGGTGGGGTTCTACCGCCGCGGCGTGACCGAGCATCTGATCATGGGCGTGTCTGACAGCACGGGCACGGTGACCACGGCGGACTTCACGGCCACGGCGGGCACGTTCCTCGAAATCCGCGATATTGTCGGGGGAGCGCTCTCCAGCAGCCTGACGTTGCCCTGGACGCGCGCGATCTCGAGGCTCCTGACGTACAGTCCGTCGAGCACCGAGCTGTACCCGCTGTTCTGCGTGCAGACCTGCTGGGACGGCGACAACGGCGACCGCCCGACCACGCACGCGTGGCTGAGTGACCCGGACGTGCGTGTGCTGCGGCTCGAGCCGGGCGCGAGCGCGACCTGTGTCGGACGTTTCGGCGTGGACACGGCCGCGATCTACCCGCCTGACCCCGGCGGCGGCACCCTGAACGTGCTCTACAACAGTCAGGTCGCGTGTATTGCGGGCGACAAGTTCGCGTTCGTGTACTTCGAGCGTCAGGTGGACTTCGACCTGCCCACGGGCAGCTCCACCGTGCGCTACGTCGAGATGGACTTCGCCTCGCGGCAGCCCCGCTTTGCGCTCGGCGCAGACGGCGTAGCCATCATCGCGGGCGCCATCCCGATGGAATGGGACGGCATTACGTTCAGCGAGATCTGCGCGCCCGTGCGGCCCAAGGTCGCCGTGGCCATCACTGGCGGCGCGGGCCCCGTCATCGCGGCGGGCACGTACCTCGTGTCCGCGGTGCAGCAGTGGGTGGACGCGGCGGGCGTGCTGCACCGCTCGATGCCCGCGGAGGCGGTCAGTGTGACGGCTGCCGGCGCCGCTTGGATCGTGTACGTGAGCATCCCCGCGGCGCTTGTCCGCGACGGCCAGACGCACGACAAGTACGAGACGCTGGTCTACATCAGCCAGGTGGGCGGGACGGTCCTTTACCGGCAATATGCCAACCCCACCGCCAGCACGGCCTACGTCGACACGTTCGGCAACATCGCGCTTTCGGTCGGCGATGCGGTGCACCCGCCGATCTACAGCACTGGCGACCCGGCCGAAGAACTCATGGCCCAGCAGCCGCCCGCGTTCGCAGACACGGACGTGGTGAGCGATCGTGCCTGGGCCATCGAGGCCGAGCGGCCGGGTCGTCTGTGGCACACGAAGTCGAAGGCCGCGGGCATCGCCTATGAATGGAGCAGCGACCTGACGGTGGACCTGCCTCCACGCGCGGGCCGCGCGCTCGCCGTCGTGGACCTGAGCGGCAGCGTGGCTGCGCTATGCACGGGCGGCGTGTGGGCGGTCACGGGCCCAGGGCCTGACAACGCCTTGCTGAGCGGCAGCTTCAACCCACCCGAGCAGGTGAGCGACATCGCCTGCACGGACCGGGGCAGCGTCATCCGCACCCCCGCCGGGGTGTTTTTCATCTCGAACGGCCGCTTTGCCATGATCGGGTCGGGCGGCCAGCGCGTGTTCGAGCAGATCGACGCATCCGCGCTCGGCGCGGTGTGCCCGGTGCTCCTGCGCGAGACGCACGAGGTGGTCTGGCTGAGCGCCAGCGGCGTGCACATGGTCTACAACTACCAAGTCGACCGCTGGACGTCGTGGGCCAGCGACACGGTGCCCGCGCTCGCGTGCGCAGCGCGCGACCCGGTGAGCGGCTATGTGAACGTCGTACGCGCGTCGGACGGCGCCGTGTGGCAGCTCGACCCGCGTCTGGCCTCGCTCACGGCGCAGCTCGCCTTCGAGACGGGTGACATGGTGTTTGGCGGGCCCGAGGACGACAACGTGGTCAACGAGGTGGTGCTGCGCGCCCAGTCTTACGGCTCGCACGGCGTCACGGTCACGCTCACGAACGACTACGGCCAGGGCGAAGGCTCGCCCTTTACGCGCGTGTATTCGGCGGCCGAGGTCGCTGCGTGCACGGTGGCAGGCCAGTACACGCTGTCCGTGAGTCCCGGGAGCATGTGCCTGCGCGCGCTCAAGGTGGCGGTCGCAGAGACGGGCGCCGTGGGCGACGGCATGGGGCCGCTTGCGGTCACCGTCCAGGGTGCGCGCAACGGCGGCACCCTGCGGAGCGCAGTGCGCGCGGCGGGGAGGAAATAATGGCCTTCGGAGACCGATTCAAGAACTTCTACGGCAAGATCGACCCGTTCGGCGGCCGTATGCTCGGCTTCGACAAGAAGGACCGGGAGAAGTTCAAGCCCGAGCAGCAGTACGCCGGAGGTTCGAAGGAAGCGTCCGAGCGCATGCAGCAGCGCTACGAGCAGGGCACCCAGGCCGGCGGCGAGACCATGCGGGCCGGTCTCGACCGCACGAACGCGGCGGCCGACGACGCGGCCGAGAGGTACGGGCGCATCGAGGGCAACGCGAAGCTCGAGCAGACCAAGGCGCAAGACCGCGCCGGGGAGGACCGCGGCCGTGCGCTCGGCAGCGCTGGGCAGATGACGGGCGTGGCCGACACGGAGATGGGCCAGGACCGCCAGCGCATGCTGCAGATGGCGGACAACGCCTCGAAGGACTACCAGCGCACCGCCGACAGGCAGTTGGCCTTGTCCCAAGACTCCACGCAGCGTCAGGCGCTTGCGCAGGGCTCGCGCGGCGGCGCGGGCGGCCTGCGTGCTGCCATGGCCGGGTCGCTCAACGCCAACCAGCAGGCGGCCAGCCAGGCGCAGATCACGAACGCGCAGGAGCAGAACCAGCTCATGCAAACGAAAGCGGATATGTACGGGAAGGCCCACGACATCTCGAGCAATCGAGCGAGCGTGTACGGCAACGCCGCGGGCCTATTCTCCCAGCGCGAGGACGCCGCGCGTAACCAAGGGCTCGCGCAGCAGGGCATCCAGGGCAACGCCGTGGGCGGGCGGTTCGGCGCGCAGTCGACGGCGGGCGGGCAAGAGACCGGCGCGGGCGTGGCGACGCGCGGGCAGTACCTGGGCGCAGAGACGGGCAAGACGAACGCCGAGCTGAACGCGGCGCGTGAGTACGAGCAGCAGCGGCAGCAGGACGAGAAGGCCAACTACACGCAAGAATGGTTCCCCCTGAAGCGCTTCAACGCGCCTGCCTGAGGTAAGGCCATGGCGAACTACGGCGCATTCATCAAAGACAACCCCCAGATGATGGGGCAGGTCATGGGCATGTTCGGCGGCGGCGGGCAGCAGCAGGGCACGCCCCCGCCCCAGGACGCGCAGCCGGGCATCGAGGGCGTGCGTCAGCAGCGGGACACAGGCGACAAGGGCTACGAGGGCATCAAGAACGTCGTGTCGACGATCGCGAGCTTCTGGACGGGCGGCGCTGCGGGGCTTGCGAAGAACGCGGCGAGTACTGCGGCGAGCGGACGCGGCGGACCTGACGCTGCGCAGGGCGGGGGCGGTGGAGGCGGCGGCTACGGCAGCCTCGACGCCGGGTCCAGCTACAGCCAGACGGCGCAGAACGCCAACAGTCAGGACTGGATGAAAAAGTGGTCGGGAGGGTTCTCCGGTGGCTGACTACTCCGAACTATTCCGCCAGAACCCTCAGCTGTTCGCACAGGTGATGGCCTCGCTGTCTGGCGCGGTCGGCTCGAGCGCGTCCGCCGAGCAGCCGCCGGCGGTGGAGCCGCCCCCGGCCGTCGAGGCGCCGCCGCCGGTCCAGCAGGCGCCGCCCGTCGAGCCGATGCCCACCCAGGCGCCAGCCCCCGCGCCGCCGCCCGTGCAGGCCCAGCCCGTCCAGCCACCGCCCGCGCCCGAGCCGCAGCTGGTGGAGCCGCCCCCGCCTGTCGAAGAGCCTGCGCCCGCGCCCACCGGCCCCATCGACATGCGCGTGACGCCGGATGTGACGCAGCCCCAGGGCTCGCTCGGTCAGCAAGGGGCGCAGCTTCAGGCCGAGGACCTGGCCGCCGCGAACGAGACGGCCACAAGCTTCGAACGCGAGGGCGACGCCAAGGCGCTCGCGGCCAGTGAGGCGGCGAAGATTTACGGCGCCCAGGCGGACGTCGCTAACCGGTACGCGCGGGCGGCCGAAACGGGTTTCAAGGACCATCAGGACCGCGCCGCGAAGTACCGGCAGATGGAGGACGAGGACTACGCGCGTCTGCAGCAGGAGCCGCCGAAGCCTGGCCACCTGAAGAACATCTTCAACGTGATCACCGGAATTATCGGCGCGGCGGCGGGCGGCGAGCAGGGCGCGGCGATCGGCATGCTGCGCCAGCATGTCAACCGCCAGGCCGAGGAGGACGCGCAGGAGCGGGCGGCGGCCGAGAAGCGTCTCGAGGTGGGCGGCAGGATTCAGGACCGGATCCTGCGCGACTCAGCGAACGAATTCGACGCGGCGGCGAAGCTCGTGGCGGGTCAATGGATCGTGGCCTCGCGGCAGCTCGAGCAGGTCGCGAATGAATCGAGTGTGCCCGCCTTCAAGGAGCAGGCGCTCAGGCTCGCGGAAAACTGCAGGCAGCAAGCCCGGGACGGGCTGAAGCACAACGTTGCGGCGCAGACGGCGCAGGAGGAGGCCGCTCAGGCCGCGGCAGCCAAGGCGCGCGCGGGGTCCATGCGCACGAAATGGGACGAGATGTCGCAGCGCGACCTTGAGCTGTATGCGTCGAAGGGCCTGCTCCCGATCGCGGTCGCCAAGAAACTCGCGGAGACGCAGAAGGCGCAGCGTGAGGCGCCGGGCGACGCGGCCAAGAGCCCGCGGTCTATCCCTGGCCGCGAGGTGGTGGACCCGGCGGCATTCGCGTCAGTGCGCGATGTCGACCTTTCAAGCTTTCGAAGCGCCCAGTCGGGCATGAAGGCGCTCAACAAGACGCTGGATGAACTCGATGCGCTCCTTGCGCAGCACGGCACCGAAGCATTTGGGAACGTGGCCGCCGAAATGGAGACCAAGGCTGCGACTGCGCTCGGGACCATCAAGGACGTGAAGAATCTAGGCACGCTCGACAACGGTCTGCTTACGTTTGGCGAGAAGCTCCTGGGCGACCCGACGAGCATGTACAAGACGGGGGGGTCAGTCCGCACGCGCATCAAGGCTACGCGCGACGCGCTCAACGAGGAGCTTGAGTCAAAGGCGGAGGATATGGGCCTCAGCCGGCGCAAGGACACCACGGTGGACGACCAGGCCGCAGCGTTCGGCGCCGTGCCGCTGGCGGGCTCCCCCTGATGGCAACCCTGGCCATCATCGCGCCAGACGGGCGCACGTTCGACGTCCCGGAGGAGAACGTCCCCGCGGCGCTCGCCGCTGGCTGGAAGATGCCCGGGGCAGCGGCTGAAGCGCCAGGCGAGCCCGCGCCCGTGAGCGCGGAGCCTGCGCCGCCCGCCCCTGCCGAGGCAGCCCCGCCGCCGGTAAACATGGTGCCGGTCAAGGCGCCGGACGGGCGGACGTTTAACATCCCCGAAACGAACCTACAGGCCGCCATGGACGCGGGCTGGGAGCCTGAGGTCTCGCTCGGCCAGAAGATCCGCACGGGCGCAGAAGGTCTCGCGCGCGGCGCCTCGCTGGGCATCTCCGACGCCATCCAGTCGGTCGGCGCGGGCCTTGGCACGGCGCTCGGAAGCGCCCTGGCCGAGGACATCGGAGGCGTCCAGCCCATCACGACCACGCGTGGCGTCGGCGGCCCGGCCGAGCTCGAGCGGCCCCTGTACGACCCGGCTGCCGCCCGGGAGTCCCTGCAAGGCATCCGCACGCGCGAGACCGCGGCTCCCGGCATCGCAGGGGCCACAGGCGTCGCGGGCGCCATCCTGCCGGCGGTGCTGTCCGGCGGCACGAGCACGGCCGCGTCAGCTGCCCGCCTCACGCCCGCGGGGCTCACGAGCCTGCTAGGCGCCCGCGTACAGGCTCACCTGGCCCAGAAGGCGGGCACGGCGGCGCTCGGCCGTCTGGGCGCCCTGGCAGCCGGCGGCGCGGCGGAGGCGGGCGTGCAGAGCGCCACAGAACGCGTGGTAGACGACCTCATCTCCGGCGACCACGAGATCAGCGCCGAGCGCATGCTGTCTGGCCTGGGCGGCGTGCTCGCGGACGCGGGCCTGGGCGCGCTCACGGGCGGCGTGATCGGCGGGGCCATCGAGGGCGGCCAGAAGGCCTACGGCGCCGTCCGGGGGCAGCTGGCACGGCGGGCCGCGGGGAAGGTGGCCGAGGAGGCGGCGCCCGCACTGGTCTATGACCTGACGCTCCAGCCGCAAGCAGCAGCCGAGGCGGCGGGCCCGCTGCTCGCGAAGGATCTGCCCTCGCTGGCGGACAACTCGAACTCGTCCATCGTGCAGGCGGCGCGCGGGTCCGTGGACGGCTTCGAGGACGTCCATCAGGGCGCTGTGCGCGCCATCCGCGACGACTACGACGAGTTTCTGAAGCTGCGCGACCAGGCCGCCGCGCGCACGGGCATCGGAGCGAAGCGCGCAGATGCCATCCAGTACAAGGGCACGCCCGAGCAGCTGGCTGCCGCCCGCCAGAGCGCCAACGCGATGCTGGACGAGACCGAGATCGCGATCAAGACCCTGACAGAACTCGACGGCTACAAGTTCGCGCTGGACGAGGGCGGCATGGCTGCTTTCAAGCGCGTCGAGGGCGCTGCGGACGAGGCGCGGAAGATCATTAACCAGAAGCTGGACGAGGGCGAACTCGGCGAAGCGTTCATGGTGCTGGATGACTTCAAGCGCGTCGTAGGCCGCTCCCAGAACACGCGCAACAGGCTCGCCAAGGAGAAGATCCGGAATATCTACGACCGCACCGTCCTCCCCGCAGGCGAGGACGAGGCCGCCTGGGGCCAGCTCGCGGTCAACCATT